TTCTCAACGCGTTCCTTCAGCAAACTTTCGGTCTCGTTCCCTTCTGGATTTATTGACCCAAAAAGAAGGTACTTGCTTTCCCCTAAGAATAGGGAGGTTTTCAGGTTTTGCCTACTTCCGTCAACTAAAAAGTTGATGAACGTATAATATTTATACTATTATCCAAAGAAATTTGTTAGATTCAATTGCTTTTCAATAGTCCAGCCGATAGGATCTAGTATACCTTCCATAGGTTCACCAATAATTTTACTGAACATCTTTTCATAATTGATATATTCTCTGACCTTGAATTCATCAGGCAGAGATGTCAAATAAGATACTACATCACCACCAACATTATTAGGTTCTCTAAGCCATAAGAATTTACCTTTCTCACCATTCTTGATATATTCCCAATCTTTCTCGAGTTTGTGTTGATTGATAAGTCTGTTGAATAGTATTGCACCACGTATATGTGGTGGAGTACCTTTCTTGAAACCAATATTATCTCTTGGTGTATATTGCCATACATTATTCATAGTTCTAGGAAATGCAATTTCTTCTGCAGGTAATGTAAGGAAATGCTTCTTAAAGTTGGCAATCGCTTTCTGAACTGTTTCTTCATCAGTGGTTAGTACTAATTCAATAAGTTTTAATAATGGTTCTCTACAGCCTTGAGGTGTACTTGATCTGATGGCTTCAAGACCTTGTATCTTGATCTTTGGCTTTTCAGGTCTATAACCTTCCATATCATGCACATTCATTGCATATCTTTTCTTTGCTGTCCAGAATGCAGCATCTGCAATAGCTTCTCTACCCATAACCATCTTCTGAGCATATACATTTTGATATTCAGCTATTGAATCAAACTCTTTATTAAGAGCTTTGGTTAGTTGTTCTTCGCAGACTCTGTCAAGAATATCTACAACTTCCGCTTTAGATTTATCTGCGAAGAACTTATCAACCAATGGTTGAAGATTTACATAGTTTGAATCTGTATCAATTGCAATAACATAATCAACTTTATCTGTCTTTAAGAGCTTGTTAAGATATCTATTGATTGCCATTTCAGCACGTTGAATTACAAACTGACCTGATAATGTGATACTAGAACCAAGTCTTGGATCAAACCATCTATAATATTTGTTTGTGATTGCACCATAACCTGAGTTCAATAATATTTTACGAACATATTGAGCAAGATGCAGTTTAGTAATATCAGCACCTTCTTTCTGCTTCTTCTTCATTACACCTTGAATTTGTTTACGTTCATCATATAGCTTACGCATAACTCTTGGTATGATACCTTCAAAGTCTTTCTTAAACATCCAACCAGAAGCAGCAACTGCAAAGTCACCTTGTGATTTAAATGATTTACCATGTAAGAAATCACGCATGCGTTTTTCTTCAGATATTTCTGGCCATACCTGAAGTTTATCCATAATAGTTTCAGGTGATATATTATATTGCATAATAAGATGAGGATATAGAGAGTTTAAATCAAATGAAGCAACCCATCCATGCTTACCAACCTGTGGTGGTTTTACATAACCACCTGGAATAGCTTCTGTATATCCACCTCTTGGAAAACTGAATGGTGGTATTTTCTTTTCAAAGAACATTTCTTTATTAATCATAGCATCCCATGTTTTAACAACACCTGATACATCTTCATAATTAATACCTGCTTTATAAGCTACTGCAATTTGAACATCAATCAATCCCATCTTATCGTCAAGTCTTTTGACAAGATTAGTATCTTGAATATTATAATCAATAAACTTATTGAAATCTTCAAAGAATAATTTATGTAAAGAACCAACTTCTTTATAATCTAGTTTCTTTTCACCAAGCTCGATATTAGCAATGTGATCTAAACGATATGATTCTTGTACAGCATTCTTTTTATATCTGTCAAGATAATCAATATCATCAATACCCATGATTTCAACTCTGAGCTGATTACCTTGTTTTGTAGGAAATTCTTTGATACGTGTGACACCCCATGGTGAGAGTCTTTTAATATCCATTCCTAGTTTTACCATACGATTGTGAATATATGGCATATCAAATGATTGAGTATTCCAACCAGTAATAATTTGAGGATAATGATCTTGCCAATACTTTATAAAGAAGTCAAGTATTTGTCTTTCTGAATTACATGGTACATATACAATTTTATCTAGTAAATCTTGATCAGTAAGTACTGAATCATTTCTTGACCAATCACCATTACCGAATGTAATAAACTTATCAGTAATAGAATCATGTAAACATATTGCTGTGATTGGATGAGCGGCTTCACCTGGTTCAGGGAAACCTTCTTCAGAAGATACTTCAATATCAATTGTAAATGTTCTTATCTCTTCGCGTTTCCAATCATTCTCAGCATTAGGATAATATTCAATACAATACTGAGAGTTAAAGAATGGGAAGCCATATACTTTTAGATTTGTTTCTTCATTTTGTTTGCCAAAGTTTCTGGCATCTACCATTGTATCAAATGGTAATGGCTTTAAATGATTACCATAAACATCTGTAAATCCTGTCTTTGTAGCAGATTGTATGTAGAGTGTAGGATCATACTTAATTTTAGATCTAAACTCTTCACCATCTCTGATACCGCGGACTAGTAGATTTTGCCCATATATGGCAACATTAGTGTAGTATTCTGACATTAATTAGATTATACTAATTTATGGACTTTTTGCCAATGGTATAGTTAGCTTTTAACGTCCATTCGCTTTTCTCTTTGAAAGGGATTACTTTTACTTTTTGGAGGGATGCTGGTTCGGCTGAACCAACTAATTCACATAATTTCCATTCTTCTAGAAGTCGAGCTATTCCGTTACGACGTGCTGTATCCTCGACGGTGATCTCCCTATCGAATCCATCCAGTTTAAAGAGCTCTCTGTAATGACAGATATAGTACTTTCCTTTTTTGTGTAGAATGTGGCAAGTCTGGACTAACTTCTTATCTCTTGATTCTAATCCAATTCTTGTCAAAGTTTCTACTATTTTAAGGAAATCGTCTCGCTCTTTTAGTTTTACTTCTAGTAATTGTTCTAACATTATATCCTTTGAATATGTTAGATACGCCTACTGTATTTATTTTTTACCGCCTTTAAGGTTAAGAGACTGAATGTATTTGATTTGCTCAGGCTTAAGTGTCTTACAATAGTCAATTGCCTGCTTCTTTGATATAGAATAATACTCTGCAACCTCATCTATACCATCGGTCTTATTCATCTTTTGCCATTTCGCAAAGTAATTTTTCTTTGGCATTGCATGAAAATAAAATGCATATTGTTCTGCATCAGATACATTATCATATTTGTTCATTTCATTTGCATAGTGAATAGTATCTGATCTCATAGAAAATCCAAGATTGATTACATACTTGACATAACCATAAAGATCTTCTTTAAAGTTTTTATTTGATATAGACTTAATGAAATCGAAGGGTGAAGGCTTATGTACCTTTACTTCTTCTTCATTATTGTCTTTTATTACGTTTCCGAATAAATCTATTTGCATTTCTTTTCTTTATACTCCAATGTCCTATAAGATCTTTATACTGACCCATCAAAGTTTTTTCCTCATATTTACAAACAATCCACCATTGACCTGGAAATACCATAAATGCAGGTATATGGAATGCTGATTTAGAATGAAATAATATGTATGGCATTTCACCTGACTTTAAGAGTATCTTTAAGAAGTTTCTTGGTCTATATCCACTAATCAAACCAAATGAAACACCATATTCTCCAATACCAAGTTTCAAACCTCTAAATTTAGATATTCTTCTGTGACTATTATAATATGTACCTTTTTCCCATGCATATAGACCATTTCCTTTTCTGGCTATATAACATGGGTGTACCTCATTATAACCCATACGTGCTGCTCTTTTACGTGGGTAATGAGTACTTAAGAAGAAGTATATCCTAGTTGTCTTTGATTGCAGGAAAGATTCTTGAAATCTGTTCCAAACATTTAGAAGCAACTTCTCTGTGTTCTTTTTGAGTTCCATTTGCTATTCTTAAATCAATGTAATGTATCCAACTTCTTAATGTGCCATTCATATACAAAGTTGAATTAGTTAAACCTTCTGGTAAGACTGCTCTGGCTTGTTCTTTTGCAATCTTATTTTCCAATGCCCAATCATATAACTCTCTAGCTTTATCTACCAAGTCTTGTTGTTTATTCAACCAGTCTCTTTCTAGTTTTATATCTAAATTGTCATGTGAATTCTGTCTGTTCTTTGTATCTTGTATTCTAGCCTCTCTAAGAGTAAAGGAGTTTGCAACAGCATACCTTTGACTAAACTCTTGAAATGAAAAACTTCTATGTCTTAATATTTGTCTAGCAATATCTCTAGTTGTTTTAATTTCTAAACAAACATTTACCATTTCGAATGGTGACCAATGTTGATTCTTCATTAAGTATTTAAGGAGCCTATCCTGTGTCTCCTTATTGTCTTGATTGGATGGGTTAGAAACTCTAGCTGTATAAGCTATTAGATCAGTTAAAACTTTGTCCTCATGAGTGCCTGGTGCATTCGTATAACTGATTAATTTAACGGAACTTGACATTCTTCATAACCTCAACTACAAATGCTGCTAAGTTAATTTCTTGATTTGTGACAAATGCTGATCTATGTTGGTACTCACCAATGATTAAGATAAGATTTGGTATAGAAGATGGTTCTACATATTCATTTATTGATTGATAGAACTCATTGAATAAAGAATCAGGATCAGGATTATCTGCAATCCAAGCTCTACATGATTTGAAATCTTTTTGCTTAATATATTTTACAAGAGTTTTTACTTTACTTGTATTTACAACTGCAATGATACCGCTATCAATATTATTATCAATATGAGAATATCTTTGTAGTTCATTAATGATTCTACGATTATCAGGAAAATGAGATTTTACAACTTCAAGTACTGCTTGTTTTTCATACTTAACTTTTTCAGTATCAAGAATATTCATACATCTTTTAGCAATACCACCAGCATTTGCAGCCATATCAGATTTAGATATACTGAAATCTATAACACTACATCTTGAATGTAAAGGTGGTATGATCTTATGTTTGAAATTACATGTTAATATGAATCTAGCATTTGAACTAAACTCTTCAATAAAATTACGAAGAGCAGGCTGGACTGCGATACCTAGGTAATCAGCTTCATCAATAATAACTACTTTCGGCTTAGTAGTAGTCGAAACAGTAGAGACGAACTTTTTAATCTTATCTCTGAGTATATCAATAGATCTACCCTCATCAGAACCGTTTATTATGATGTAATCACAGCCTTGCTCTTCGCAAAGGGCTCTGGCCACTGTGGTTTTGCCAGTACCCGCCGAACCTGATAAAAGCAAATTCATCATATCACCTTTATCTCTAAGGTTAATAAATGTTTGCTTTAACTTGTCAGGTAAAATACATTCGTCAATAGTCTTAGGACGATATTTTTCTACCCATAAAAATTGTTCTTTCATTATAACTCCTTGCTATGCTTCTTAATATATCCAATAGATCTTCCAGTCTTTCTAGATGCTGAAGAGAGTGAATCATATATCTTACCATTATACTCAATGGCTATAGAATTTTTTACAGCTCCTGGTTTACCTAATGGTTTGAAGCCATCTTTCCATTGCTTATCCAGTTTCTCGGTCTTTGACTTCCATGCTTTTAACTTTTTTTTCTGATCAAAGTTCTCTTTGCTCACATTCTACTCCACAGTCCAGAAGAAAATCTATTCCATCTTTACTTCTGTATTCTTCATTATAGACGACACGAACCACACCAGCTTGATAGATGAGCTTTGCACAATCATAGCAAGGAGATAGTGAGACATAAAGCGTCGATCCCTCTGCACTGGATGTGGTACGTGCGACTTTTGCAAGGGCATTTGACTCCGCATGCAAAACTTCTCGTTTAGTTGTTAATGAACCATCTTCATTTTCTATTTCACAGTCGTTATCCCAACCGCGTGGTGTTCCATTATAACCAAACGCAATAATATTTTCTAATCCATCATCTACAATAATAGCACCAACCTTGAATCTACGGCTGGTAGACATTTGTCCGATGACATCAACTAAGTCACCATATAATTTATCTGCTTTAGCTATCTTCATTTTCTTTTAACATCTCTACTATTTGTACTGGTACCAATAAATGGATTTTATAAGTTTCTTTTTTAGGATCATCTCTCAATAATTCCTTATACATTGATAGTGCTTGAAGTGCATCATCAACAGTGACTTCTAATAATTTCTTATGCAAATCTTTTTCAGAAGTCAAATACCTTTCAGCTGCTACACTAGCATCTTCAATGGCATCTTCTAAAGATTGCCTATCATCATCTTCAATTGCCATATTCACCATCAGGTTGAAGTGCTACATAGTAATCAATACCACTTGCACCAGAAAATAATGATAATCCTTTAGCACAAATACTAACTTTATAATCATCAATAATAAATTTTAGTTTATCAACTGAGATTGAAAGATTATATTTGGCTGAGCTTTTTTCTTTCTGATTAATAGTAAACTTGTTAGATGTTGGTACTGTTTTATCATGTACTATAATACCTTCTTCAGTAAATGTAATATCTGAAGCATTATTAATTGAAGCTGCTTTAGCTAATCTTGTTAGATTTTCTTTAGTGATTGTTTTTTCTACTTCAACTGATGGTAATGTAATACCTTTTTCAGGTGGTGTAGCAACTATACTTTTATCAGCATAGAAATACTTTTGTTGTGCAGAACCATCTTTTATAATAACTGCATCATCACCAAATTCAAAATCACAATCTAAATCAAATAGAGATATAGTACCTAAGAACTCATTCAAATCATAGATTGCAAACTCTTTGTCAAATGTTTCATCAACAGTGGCTTTAGCAAATATATCTTTTACATTTGAAATAGTTTCGATTTGATTACCTTCAGAAATAACTATAGACTGATTTATTGTCGCAAAGTTTTTTAATATTCCTAAAGTTCTTTTAGAAATCTTCATACTATCTCCTTTTGTCTGCTCTTAATATAATAAGAGCTTTGTTGAACCTTCCATTAGGTTTATACTCCTTAGTGGTCAGTTTTTCATATTCTTTATCAAACTGTCTTTCAGTCTTTGATAGTGCAAGTGGTAAGAATTCCATAGGCTTTCTTAACTTCTTACCTCTAGTTTTATCAACATGTAATAAAGCTTGTCCTTTTACTTCGAAACCATCTACTCGCTCTGAAATATATTCTTCAATACGGCAATACTTTGTACTGAATACTAATAGACGATGTGTTCCAATAATTTGTAGTGGATTTAATGATACTACTTTATATTCATGATTCTCTTTCTCATAATTAAGATTCTTAACCTGTCTTTCTGCAGACTGTGGTTTCTTGACTCTTGATTTACGAGTAGTTTGAGTTGCTTTCTTAATTCTTTCTAAATCGCTGTGTATAGTATCAATTGCTTTAAATCTAAACTTAACTTCTTTATCTTGTAAATGCTGATAACCTTCAACGAGTTGCTCGTCCCAATCACTACGTTCTTTTATCTTTCTTACTTTCAATAACTCTGTATACTCTTCATGCCATCTTTTAGTTTGTTGTTCTACAATTGGATTTGCTTTTGAAGTAAGACCATATTTCTGGTACAGTGTGTAGATATCTATAGTTGTTTGTTTACCATCAATCCAATCATCTTCCATGTTCACCAGATCAGTCATGACTGTATCCCAAACTTTTTCTTTATATAGTTCTATAGGTGACTTACGAATTACTTTAGGTTTATCATCATCTTCATCTTCACCATGTAATCCTTTATCATATAACTCATCAAGTCTTGGCTCTAACCAAGCTGACATAGGTCTTACTACACCTGTAGTACCTGGTAATCCTTGCCAATATACATTCTCAGCTTCCACATAGTCAGGCCAACCACGTGTTAACATTCTACACATAGCTCCAAGAACTGGACTGAATCTCCAATCAGGATTTCTTTTTATAATCTTTAATTGGTCAGGTCTTGTATTCTTAATATAATCAATGACATATGTCTTGAATTCTTTTTTACTTTTCTCCATACGATACCATTCCTGAGCATCACGCTTAGATTTAGAATAGTTAATGCCTGACATTTTAGCCAGTTCATTCTCTGCTGGTGGTATCGGTTCTTCTGGATTACGCATAGCTTTTAAAAGCTCCGCGTTCTTTTGCCGTTTTTTAGATGCAACCATAAAATCTCCTTGTATAGAGATTATACTAAACGGTTATTTTTTTTTCTTGGGGGATTTTTCTTCTTGATGAAATTTGATTAGCCATTTCATATCTGTTTGAATTTCTGTGATGGCTTTTTCAATGTGGGTAAGATGATTTGTTTCTATGAGATAAACACGCCATGCAAGAAAACCTATAAAGGTTATCATTGTCGTTACAAAAATGCTTTCATATATTCCCATGTTAATATCTCTTATAAATGTTATAGTTAATAATGTAGTTAAATTTGAGTTTAGTTGCTTTGCGGTTGTTTTATAAGCAGTATACCAACTGTATATCGGATAATGTATTTATACTATATGATAACTAACTTGGCTGAATCTCGGAAAGTTTTAATTGATTTATATCCAGCTTGACGGCATGATTTCTCTAAAGTATTGAGAAGATCATATACTGTATTTATAATTTTACCACTGTACTCAACACCATTCTTATACATACTTCCATCAATAGTTTCTGTCTTGCCATAGTTCTCTTCATGGCCATAGAATAGTTTACTTACTTCTACTGATGATGCTCCACAAGCTATACACTTGGCGATATCACTTGCGTCAGGATAGAATCCAGAAGCCATGATATGCCCATCAAACTCCCTAGCAACTTCATCATTACTAAGAAGAACGCTAACGTGAGGGCTACCAACACCAGTCTCCATATAATTTTCGTTATCGAAACGAGCATCAAATCCAATCCTTGTAATTTCTGTACCCACTTCGAAAAGTTTCCTTGTTGCTGTTGGGTCTGATACTGGTCCTGCGATGACTTTGACATCTTTGTTTGCCTCCTTAAATTTAGCCACCTTGTAAATATACTCTATGCTATGTGCATTTTGTGTGACAAGATTTACATAGTGTATATTACCTGTTGGCAGTTTGCTTTTTAATTGATTCCATTTATGTAGTTGACCTTCAGTATCGCCAATGGATAATGCAACATAAGGTTTTTCTTCAAAGAAGAAATTGTATAATTCATCTATATCGTATCTAGTACTTAAGAGTGTACCAATCTTTGCTTCAGATAATGATTCTGCTATTTCTATAGTACCTGTAGCATCATCACATGATGCCCATATTGGAGCTTTATTATCAATCTCCAAATCAATCTTATCTGCCTTTAAAATAGTAGAGTAGCGTGGCTCTATGGCCACGCTATCTAGGGTTAAAGCTTTAGTGTTATGCAGCTTTTGCATATTCTACTGCTTTTTTAACCGCATTAATTTTTTTAACACGATTAGCTCCAAACCAAGAGGCATACATTCTCATGTCTCTGGTATTCGCTAACTCATGGTCAGCTAAGTAAGTCACTGCATTCAGTGCTTGCCAGAAAGTACCTCGTTGAAAATCAGCACCTGGTTGGGTGTCGATAATATCAAGAGCTTTATTACCATTACGAGTAAGTATAAGCTCATTGTCATCTGATTTGGATGATTTACCAAAGACATCAGAGAAGTACTGATTCAATGTATCTTTAGTATAACGTTTAGAACCAAGAAATTCTGCAACTTCTTTGTATTCGTCCATTGACTCATGTGCCAGTCCCATAGTTTGTTGAACTGTTTGAGAATCAAAAGCTTTACGGTGATCTAGTGTGACACCAGATTTACCACCAAGAGCCATTGTCAATGTGTTATTGCATACAACTCTGATTGGTGAGAATCTAACATCAATAGATTTACCATACTGGTGTGGGTTAGAGAAAAGTAAATATGATTCTACTTTGTCACCATTAAATAGTTCAAAGTCATCATCTACTTTAGCTAATGCCCATACCATCTTACCATCTTGTAATGAACCTGCTGTGTGCATTTTCATTTTACCTTGTTTCACAAAGTCAGTGAAGAACTCAAAGGCTGTACTGTTTTGTACTGGCTCCCAGTTATCACCTACAATTGATAGGACTTTATTATCAGTTTCTCTGATAAGTGCTGTCTGATTCGGAATCTTTACTTCTGAACCATTAGCATTTGCAAACATGGGAACTTTTTGAACTTCCCATTCCAATCCAGCTTCTCTTTGTATTTCAGCTGGTGAAAGGTCATCATTGACCTTAACTCCAAGACCATGCCATGGTAATTCACCTGCATACGCCATTGTTTCTACTTGATGTGCCATTTATTATCCTCCTGCTTTTTGCTATGATTTTTAATGATACAGTAATATTATACTTTAAAAGCGAGTTTTTTTCAAAATAGTCAAAAAAAAGCAGCTTGGTGTGATTTTTGGTGCTTTTTGCTCTATTTACTAATAACTATACATTATGATATATATGTGAGAATCCTTATTTTTACAGCCTCGAGATGGTGCTCGGATCATGCTTTGGAAGGCTGTCTCGGTGAAAACACAGCTTTTAGCGTCTCTCTATATCATTTTCTGTAGATTCTCCATCCCATATCTCAATGATCTCCGCGGGCGTGTTATCTTTATTATAGGCTCTATGCCATGATTGAACTGGTATATGGAATGGTTTAAATGGTATTAGTTTATTACTAGTACCATATTCATTCTCCACATAACATACACCTGAGACAAGAATCCAAGTTTCTGCTCTCTTATAGTGTTTCTGATTTGATAGTGATTTTCCTGGTTGAATTACCAGCTTTTTGACTTTATATTTAGGACCTTCATTGAGTACTTCCCAATAACCCCAATCTCTAATCATAATATACTCGCGGTTAGGGGTAGCCGAAGCTACCCCAAATAATTAAAACATACCTTCATCTTTTAAGATAGTAAATACTCCATAACCGATTGCAACAAGTGCTGCAATTTTAGTCAGTGGAGATGCGATCAGAATTAGACTTCCGATTGCAATAAGTACAATACCATCCCAAGATGTTCTCTCAGATAGTCTGTCTTTTACCCAGTCTACTCCCATCATTACCATTTCTTTAATCGATTCCATATAAGTTTCTCCTTTGTTTATTTGGATATAGTATTTATATCCTATTGGCTAATTCAAGAGCTCTTGGTACACCTCGGTTTGTTAACCTAAATGATAACCTGTGTAGAACTCTATTTTCTAGTACCTCATCTTTTTCTGGTACCCTTTTATGTTGAGTAAGTAGTTGATCCATTATAATAACATCACCTACCTCCCAATTATGTGTGTAGATATACTTATCTTGAAATAAGTATTCTTCTAACTCATCTCTTAGTTTATGTCCTTCATCATCATTGATTTGCATGTGATTAAACTTATGCCAATAGATACCTTTAGTACCACCAGCATTTTCCTGAATCAACCATAACTTAAATGGTTTCTTTCCAGCAAGTTTAAACACCATTGCTTGTTCTTTAGACATAACCTTACCCCATTTTTCATAGTCATAAATGTAAGTTGCATATCTACCTTCTATTTTCTTTCTTAAATCTTCAGGCATTTCTTTCAATGCCGGAATAGTATTCATAAATAGTGTTGGTGTATTCTCACAACCTCGTATTGCTTGTAATGCTACACCATCAGCACCATGTAATTGATTCAAATTACAATGCCAATCTAATTTACCTAATTGAAATATTCCTGTCCACTTACCTTCTTTCTTTTCACCAGTCACTCTTTGTACTGGATATGTTTTATGTGCTGGAAAATTAAATGGATCTGGATAATCTTCATTATCTCTGAAATCATCATGTCCCCAATAATCACCAGCGTTTGGATTAGGCATTTGTTTTTGTGTGAATGCTGCTATTGCATTCTTAGCAGATGAACCATCTGTATTCCAAGCTAGGAATCTGTAGTTATCAATACCCCAAATTTTACTAATAATTTTACTGAAGTGTATTGGATTTGTGTCTTGTTTCTTTATTAATATGATACCATCAGATTCAACTGCTCTCTTAATTCTATCATAGTCTGGATCGACCATGTTTGTTATGTCAGTATCAAGAGTGGTTATAATTGTAGACATAGTTATCATCGTTGTTTAACATAAATGTAAGTCTGTGTAGTACTCTTTTCTCTAAGAGAGATGGTTCTACGAATTCTCTTTTATGCTGTGTTATTAATTGGTCCATTAAGACAATATCTCCAACTTCCCAATGGTGTTCATATACATATTGTTCTTGAAACATGTGATCATATAAAGCCTGCACTAATGTACCATCATCACCTTCTATATCCATATTATTAAGTCTATGAAAGTATATACCTTTAATCTTCTTTAGATTCTCTTGTATAACATACAAATCCATTTCTGCTCTCTTATTATTAAGATATAAGAGTTGCATAGTAATTCTCTGCATTGGATGCATCTTCTTTGTATCTGACCATTTCTTATGGTCAAATTTAAAGTGTGCTTTTCTATCTTGTATTTGACCTAATAAATTATCAGGCATATCTCTTAAAGCAGGTACACTATTTGCAAAGAAGGTTGAAGCACCTTCTACATCTCTAATTCCTTGTAGCGCTACGCCATCAGCCTCGTGATAACCTCCAAGATTGCAATGCCAATCCAAGTCGCCAGTACCAAATATACCACCACCGTATTTTCCTTTCTGTTCACCAGTGACACGTTGTACTGGATATGAGTTTACTTCATTAAATTCAAATGGATCTAAATATTCATGATTCTTATCTTGTAAAGATGATGTAGGTTTAATCTGATTCAATGGTCCTGATTTAGGCATCTCTATATTAGAAGCTTCTTTCGATGTATATCCAACATTTGCCATAAGTTGTTCTCCCATACTAAACAACTCACCGTCAGGTGTCCAAGAACATTGTCTCCAATTGTATATGCCGGATTTTGTTATTGAATGAATCAGTTTTGAATAGTATACTGAATCAGGATTTTGTTTTTTGAGTACTAAAACTTGGTGGTCGAACAAGTATTCTCTACATGCCCGACCTAATTCTTTTATATCATCATCATTACTAGGTGAATCTACCTTTAATTCTGCATAATGATCGTGTTTTATAAGTTCCATTAGTCAGCTTTCGATAGCAATGCTACAGAAGATCTACCACCAAAACCAAAACTATTCTTAAGTGCATACTTAATTTCCATTTCTTTTGGCTCTGTAATAAGATTAAAGTAATCATCACATGGATCAGTTAAATGTGCTGTGTGTAAAGCAATACCTTTATTCATCATCATTATAGTATATGTCATTTCTGCCAAAGAACATGCACCCATAGCATGACCAATATGGCCTTTTAAGGCAGAAATTACCGTATCTTTTTTAAGATAATCTTTAAGTGTATTAAGTTCTATCTCATCACCTCTTGGAGTACCTGTGGCGTGCGCATTTACATAATCTATATCATCATACGTAATGTCTTTGTCTTTCATTAAGGACTCCAATGCAATTCGATATGCTTTACCATCATCAGCTGGTGCTAATGCATGACCTGCATCATTTCTATTTCTTACATCTTCAACATAAGCTAAGATATTTGCACCTCTCTTCTTAGCCTCATCTTCTCGTTCTACAATCATAGCTGCATACGAATTCTTTAACACTGTACCATCTCTACTATTATCAAAAGGTTTACATACACCACTTGGAGCTGCAGCACCTAAAGACATAAAGAACCAACGTGTTAATTCATGAGCATCAAGTTGTTCATAACCCGTAAGAATAGCATACTTATTACCTCTCTCTAAATAAGCCTTTGCAATATCTAATAGGTAAATACCACTACTACATGTCGCTGCTGATTGAAATACTGGACCATTGATACCATAATGAGCAGATAGTTGTGTTTGTATAAAATCTACATTTACATTTAAAAGAAAATATGGATTCATTCTTTGAAACTTTTTAATTAGACCAGCATATATTTCTTGTTTCTTTGCAGGATCAGATTCAAATTCTTCTTTCCATTTTTCAAACCAATATAATTTAAAGTATTCTAGTGTAGATGTAATAGGACCTCTTGTTGTACCAGTCATGATAGGTGCTTCAGTATCTGACTTTACATCTAAGTCGGCCATATTAATTGCTTTATCTACTAAATCTATAATAGCCATAGAAGATCTATCATAGTATTTTGTCAATGCTTTTCTTAATAAACCTTTTTCTACAATTGATTGCTTGATGTTTTCGATATCCATAGGTGTAGATGTATCATTAGCCATATACCTATTGAAATTATTTTCTATGCCATCATCACCAAGACAATCTGCAATAGCTACACCTGTGACTGCAAGTCTATTCTTCTTTTCCATCATACGTTTCTTCTTGTAATTGCTCAATTGCATCTTTTGTTTTTCTTGATACATCTGGTGTTGTTTGCATGATTCTCTTATTAATAAGTTTTTTCAATGCTTCTCTACCTTCTTTTCCAGCTTCAACCGCTTTTTCATCTAAATTATAAGCATTATTTTGTTGTTGTTCTACCATATTATCAAAGTCTTTTAATCTTTGTCTTGCAGCTGCTTGTGATATTTCAAAATATGTACCAAACGCTAGAGCTTGCACTTGTATATGATCAGGTTGTTCTATCAGCCAATGCACTTGCTGTGCTACTTCTTCAGGTGTTAAGAAACTTTCAGGTGTAAATACGGGTTTGAATAAAGCTACTGCATTAGTATCTACAAAACCAGGCATCATTGAAGTCACCTTACATGGAAATCTTCTACTAAATTTATGAGCTAATTGTTTACTAATAAAATCTAATCTATTCTTTTCTGATACGTATGGTCCCCAGAACTCGTTATAAAATGCTCTAGTAATATCACTATTTGCCATCTCATTAAAATTAGTATGAGCCATACCGCTAGTAGAACTCATATTAATTATGTGTTTCTTTTCGCTTTGCCATTTATTATAAAGTTGATAACAAATTTTTGCCTGTGAATCTGGCCAGAATACATTATTAATAAAGACATCAGGGTCTTCTTTAAGAATCCAGTTAAGTACTGATTTTGGTTTACCTACATTTACACCATTAGATCTTGATCCACCAATGACTGTGTAGTGATTAGCTTCAAGCCTATCTTTAATAGCCTTACCAACACCTTTAGTGTGGCCAGTTATACAAATCTTTTTATTTTCAAATCCCATTAGTCAAAATACTTTTTTAAAGCTTCGATCTTATCATCATATTCTGCAACCTTGCCAATCTCACCTTCAATAGTTAATGCACTATCTGGATGTTCTGCAACACCTACACCATTATGTAATAATGTTTTTACATTCATTATATGTGCTTGTTTAAGGCCTTCAAATTTCAGTGCCAATGCCTGAATCATTTGCTCATCTAACATTTTGTTCATTTATAGTTCTCCTTTATCCAATCGTGTTTCTCCAGCACCTGTTCTGGATTAGGTTCTCCGTGGAATACACAGATCTTCCCGCCATCAGGTATTTCTCTTCCAAACATTTCACTTCGATCTCCTGCATGGGCGCCTCTTGCCACTCCTTTTTTGTAGGACCATGCCCATTCATCTGGGAATGGCTTGCAGTAATCAGGGTAAGCATTAAAGTAGCTACTAATAACATTTTGATCACCAAAGAATGGTACTTGTTTTTGCATATCATGAAACACCTGCTTATTAGATAGATAATACTCAAATATAGAAGAATATTCAAAATTATTGAACCTGAGTATTGATGAATTGTACTCTTTACCAGGTAATAATCCTTCATCTGGTCTTATAAAATCTCGTAGTATACCAAATTTTGGTGAATCAAAGAAACAATCAATATTTTCTACTATCACTACATCTAAATCAAAATATAACCATTCACCTTCAGGCATAACTTCTCTATCAAACATCTGTAGTTTATTCCACCAACCTTTTAAACCTGCTTTCAGTTCAATGGTTTTTATTGGTTCTTCATATATGTGTTGATCTGTCAATACATAAAAATTAAAGTCACGTGTAGTATTACGTTTGACCATATTATACAAACGCTCTGTATATGATTTAGGATACTTAGTACCCCAATTTACACAAACTACATTAATCAAGTTCTAACCACTCTTTTACATGTTGTTTCCATACATCAGCATATTCACAGTTTCTATAGTTTTCAAACCATGGACCGCCATCTGTATAATGTACTATCAAAGCATCTTCAGGTTTTTCATAATAACCAAGAAGATGATTCCATTTATGATTTAATTCACCAACTTTTTCTGCCCATAACATTCTATGTAGATAGAGTGGTGTTTCTGTATTTACTAATTCTGGTGTAAGAGCATCACACTGCTCATTATTAAACAACATTACACTTGACCAGTTTTTTCTTGGATATGCATGTTGCATCTTTCCATCCATCTTAGTCATACTTTTTGGACTATAATCATGCTGTACGCAAGATACATCGAATTCTCCTCTTGCTTCTTTAAATATTTCTTTTACATCTGCTTGAACTATCATATCACAATCCATAAATAAAGAATATCCTTGGTAGTTCATAAGTGCTGGACATAAGAACCTAGTAATAGTAAATTCTGTAGAACCTTTCTTATCATCGGCTCTTGTATAGAAACCTTGTTCTCTTAATTCATGTAATTTAAGTGGTACTACTTCTATGTGTGGATTATGTTTAAGTATAGAATGCCTACAAACTTGGTAGGCTATATCTTCTCTTGAATCATAACCAATAAAGACTTTAAAATCCTGCATGCTTTCTTTCCTTAGAATAACCTAATTGTTTTCTTGATGGACCTTTTAAATGGTCAAAGTATTCACCTAATGGTCCAACAACAAGTGGATGTTTAGATGGTGCACCAAAGCCTAAGTCAATTGCTTTAATTTTCTTAGCTTTAATCATAGGAAATGTTGTCTCGTCAAATGCAATGCAATCATGCCATGCTGGATATTGAAATATATTATCATCATCATACATACTTCTATAAGTACTACACCATTCGTTATGATTTTCATTTAAAGTATCCCATATCATTATACTTGTTTCAGTGTATTTAGCTGGCATTCTATTTACAAAGGATAGATATACTTCTTCATTTACTAATTTATCAAGTAAATCTAATGGTATATCTTTCTGTGTCACATTATCACCATCAAGATATATTACATATCTACTTTTTGGTTTTTCTAATTCATGCAATTGTGCATAGACCTTAAATGCAAACTTACTTGCTTGATGTGTAATATTATTTACATGCACATCGTTTACATGTGGATGCCTATCTTTATTTCTTTCCATAAATTCTTTATGTTCAGGTATTTCTTTATTATAATCTAAGAAATGTACTCTATCAGATTTAAAGTCTGGTGGAGTACCTTCATAATAAACATAAAGTTGTATGTGTTTAGGCCAATACTTGTCAAAAGATTCTACTGATTTAGAACCATACTGTTTCCAGTTATGTGGACCTAATGTCATTACTACTGAATAATCTGTCATTCCCAACCACCTTCATTTAATACTTCTTCCATAATACCTGCTGCATAATCAATCTTATCTGTTATGTCTTCTGAATCATTACCTAAAAAGAATCCAAAGTCATGTATCATGTTAGCATTTTTCATAGTACCACTACGAATATGTTTAATGTGTTTCATCACTGGGTTTCTTAAGAAATTACCAGCTACAATCGGTCTAATCTCTACACCATTATCTCTTAATTTATCTGTAAATTTTTTCCTACCAGGAACATCTGGTACGATACAAGAGAATCCAAACCAAGATGATTTACCAATTTCTTGTTGTGTAATTATAGGTAATTTTGCCATAACCTTTTTAAAGTGTTCTGCATTTCTAACTCTTTCTTTCATCATGCTAGGCCACTTAGATAATTGTACTTGGCCAATAGCACCACTCATTTCTAATGGTCTTACACTATAACCTGGCAAAACAAATCTAAAACTATCTTCAAATGGATCACCTGTTTTGTTATGAATAAAATTCTTATCAGGCAATGTTCTTAACCATCCATGAGCTCTAAGAGAGTCAATGTATTGAGCAGTCTCTTCAGAATTTGTAAGTATCATACCACCTTCCATTGTTTGAAGATGATGACTAAAGAAGAATGAATGTGTACCCATATCACCATAACTACCCATCATTTTATCATTAAAGCTAGAACCAAATGATTCACAATTATCTTCAAGTAATATTAGATTATAACTGTCTGCTAGATCTCTTAATTCATCAATCTGTGATGGATTACCTAGTAAGTTTACAGTTAATATTGCCTTTATACCGTCAATATCCTCGAGTGCCTCAGCTGTCTTGGTAGGACACAAATTAAGAGTGTGTAGATCTACATCTACAAATACTAGCTCTAATCCATATTGTTGTAATGGAAAGTATGTTGTGGACCAAGATACCGCAGGTACTATAACCTTATCACCTTCTTTTAAATCATATTCAGGTGAGTAGATTGCTGCAGCAGTCATAAGTAAATTTGCAGATGAACCACTGTTTACCATCTTTGCATGGTTTACACCCATAAAATCAGCAAACTGTTCTTCAAACTTAAATACTTCTTCACCCATCGTATAACGGCTAGATCGTATAACTCTATTGATAGCTCCTATTTCTTGGTTATTCCAAGTGTCACAGCTTAAAGGATATTTCATTTACTTCTCCACATGTTTCATGAGTTCAGTATCTACCATATCATCCATTAAAGAATAGAAATCGTGTTCAAACTCCCAATTTAATTCAGACTGAGCCTTTGTTGAGTCACCATGTAAAAGTTGTACTTCTGCTGGTCTATAAAAATCTTCACTACAATCAATCATTAGTTTATCGCCTGAAAAACCTTTTTCCTCGATACCATTACCTTCCCATCTTAATGGCATACCTAATTTTTTAAATACGTATTCACAACATTCTTTTACAGAATGTATTTCGCCAGTAGCTAATACATAATCTACTGGTTTATCTTGTTGCAACATTAAGTACATACCTTTAACATAATCTTTTGCATGTCCCCAATCTCTCATTGCATCTAAGTTTCCAAGTGTAAGTTTATCTTGTTCACCATAAGATATAGCAATTGCTGCCTTTACAATTTTCTGTGTGACAAAATCATCACCACGTTTAGGTGATTCATGATTGAATAAGATACCATTACATGCATACATACCGTATGATTCTCTATAATTTTTTACCATCCAATAAGCATACAACTTGGCAACACCATAAGGCGATCTTGGCCAAAATGGTGTTGCTTCCGTTTGTGGTGTTTCAACTACTTTTCCATATAGTTCTGATGTGGATGCCTGATAAAATTTACATGTCTTTTCTAAACCTGCAGTTCTTATAGCTTCAAGCATTCTTGTCACGCCTAAACCACCAGTATCTCCAGTGTATTCAGGAATATCAAAAGATATTCTTACATGTGACATTGCACCTAAATTATAGACTTCATCAGGTTTTACCATATTTACAATCTTAACTAAACTTGATGAATCTGTAAGATCACCATAGTGTAGCCAAAAATTATCATGGTCTAATATATGTTTAATTCTTGTTGTGTTATCTGTGGCACCTCTTCTCCTTATGGCATGAACTTCATATCCTTTTTCTAAAAGTAGATCTGCAAGGTATGGTCCATCCTGTCCGGTGATGCCTGTAATTATCGCTTTTTTATTCATTGTTTATTCCTTTGAGCATATTAGTATAATACCGCAAAACTTCAATAGTTTTCAATTCTTCTACGCTCCAAGAAGTATATGCGAGGTTGTATAACCACTGTTGTCGATCATCCCATGGGAACGTATGGAATGCATTTCCTATATCTTTTAAATCAGTCAAATAAAGTGGTGAGCCAAAGGTTCTTGGACTTAAAGCAAAAGTAGGAATACCTTCAAGCACCGCTTCTAATGCACCTGAAGATGAATGAGTCACTACAGCATAAGCACCGTCAAGTGATTCAAATAATGTTCTTCTCGATACTGGACAGTTATGTACTTCAAGATTTTCTATACCTTCTATACATTTATCTAATGGTGACCTAGGATCTAGTTTCGGATGTGTACGATAAATAATCTTTCTATCAGTATGTTCTCTTATTTCTTTTAATGTTTTGTTTGCAAATTTGTAATATGGTTCTAAATCATCAAACTGCCAACCTGTTTCTGTCTGAGCAAGAAAAACAATAGCACCTGTCACATTATTCTGTGGATCTTTTTCTGTAAAGTTAAATGTCTTTTTCATTGCATCATATCTTTCAGATGGCAAATCTTGATTCCAAAATACACCTTCTCCTGTGCATGAGTTTAGACCTAATCTAAACATAAATGTTTCACTGCTGTTTAATGAATTACGTATGTGTGTTGAAAATGCTGATGAATCTAGAAAAAAGCATGGTTGTTTTGCAGCTTCGATAGCTCTTATTAATACTGCTCTTTCTACTTCTAACTTTCTTTGAGTGTATGAACCAAAGCAAAATCCAACATCAGCACCTACAGTATGAGTACCTTCATGTTTATATGCAACAAATTCACCACCTGAATTGTTTGCTGCTGAAACAATAGAGTCTAATGCTGCTGTTATTGGGTTCTGTGAATTGGATCTTTTACCAGCTTTAATCGATGAGATATAGCTTACTATTTTCATAACAAATTCCTTCGCGCATTTCTTTTATAGAGTATTGTTTATAAGCTAGATTATAAAACAGTTGTTCTCTATCATATAGTTTTAAATTATTTATTTGTTCTATGGGGTTGCTACACCAAGCAGATGGTGCATATTCTCTATTAGTAGATATTACTGGTATACCAATTTTTAATGCATCAATTGATGTTAAAGAACCAGCAGTAATTAAACAATAAGCATTTTCTAAATCTTCTTGAATACTTTTCTTAGCTACTGATGGACCTGATGTACCTTTACCTCTAGGTTTTAATCTTAATTTTATTGGTCTATTTGTTTTTTCAGAAACATAATCAACAACTTTTTGTACCCATTGTTCTACAGTTAGACCAGTCATGTAATGTGTCATTGTTTGTGATGATGGACATATTAATATATGCTCACCTTGTGTTTCCCATGGTTTTACATCATGATCTGCCCATTCATTAAATCTATCAGCAGGTACATTCAGTCTTCTATTATCATGTAAACCACCTACACACCATCTCCAATATGTATTATCCCAATCTTCGTTATTAGGATCATATCTACCGCTATAAGGCATATCACAAAATATGTATGGGTCTGCTTTCATTATTCTAGGATTATCACCTATCAAACCCCATACCACATATTGTTCTGCTAAACCATCATTAATGTTGGCTGTAGGCCAACCCTCTTGTAATGCTGCATATATTCTTTCCATCTTTGGTGATGGACGTGGTTGTATTAAAGATATTCTTTCAGTAATCTCCATGGCTCGCCTTCCGCTATTTCTTCTTCATACCATTCTGTGTATGCCATTTTTTCACACCAGTGTTTTCTGTCTGGTTTACTTGGGTTTTCAATTGCTGTTATTGAATCTGTACTTATACTATGTGCAAATGAATCTTCACTTACTATTACTGGTACACCATTTATAATTGATTCTACGGCTGGACCCGATGACCAGTTAATTACTAAATGTGTCTTTTCAAGTAGTGATGGAAAATCCATTCTATCTTTATCATTTATAGATTTTGGTGTAGATATTAATGTGTCTGGATGTTTATGAGATACATAATAAAAATCTGTCATGTAATCTCTTGGGTGTGGTCTTAATACTATAGGTCTTTTAGTGTGTCTTTTAATTACATCAATCCACTGACAAACCCATTCTTCTGTTGGTGGTAATCCTTGCCATTGCATACTATCTTGTCTTTGTGTAGCTATTACAATATAGTCAAACATGTCTGACTCACGCCAAGGTTTTAATTCAATACCGAATTTATCCCATCTATTAGTATTTTCATGTGGTGGTTTTGGAAATCTGCCTTTTGCATTTACTGCATCAAAGCCTAATCTCCATGTGATACCTCTTCTAAGCTGACCTACTTCGACAACGAGGACTGGTTTTCCTCTAGCTTTGAAATCAGCATAGACGTCTTTGTTAGGCTCCATTCTGCCAGCGAAAAGAATAGACCAAATAACAGCAACATCAGCATCCCGCTCATTGTAAACAACGTCATCACCGTTAGAGATAATCCCTCTAGCAAGAGCGTCGAAAATCGGAGGAGAGTTAAGCGCACCATAGGCCGTATATAAACTTACCTTCATTAGGTAGATTATACTCTTTAGTACGTCTTTTTAATGAAATTTGTGTAGACATCAAGCTTACTCATAACGTTTGCAGCATCATCAACAGCTGATGGCATAGACTCTCTGTCATGATACTCTACTGACTCTTGTATAACAGTATCTTCTGTTAATTTTTTAGTTTGGTCAACAGACAATAAATTACCATTAGGAGCGACAAATCGACCATCAATCATATAGTCTCCTACTTGTAATTTATCTCTTTTGGGATTCATTTTCATTAGCATATCTATAAACCCTCTTGGATTTTTTTTGAACATACCCTCAAGAACTTTATAAGGAGCCATTGTAAGTAAATCTTCTATTGCTATTTTATGGCCTTTATTAGTTGCTTTTACTCTTCGCATCAATTTAATTGAATCCATTTTAAATTTAGCTCTATCTTTTGTACCTTCTGCTAATTTGTGTTGTCTTTTAGCTTTTGCTAATTGTGTTTCTAAATCTTTAAGTTCTTTCTTGTTTTTAATCATGATAGTACCACCCATACCGCCAGTTTTAGATATCTCTAAACCTTTCTTTGTTTTATCAGTGGCATTCTTAAAGGCTTTAATTTTAATATTCTCATCAACTTCTGATTCTTTGATAGGTTTTACTGAGCCAGTTTTAAGTTTATTATAATTTTTCTTTAAAAATTTTTCTGCTTTCTTTTTATCAGTAGTTATTAATATTTCTTTTTCATCTTTATCTAAAACTCGATAATGCATTACTCTACGACCACGAACATCTTTTTTCATCATAGAAACATATGGCTTGATACCTTCTTCTACATCAACTTCTGATTCTTCACTATTGAATTTCTTAAATCTCTGAGCCGCATGATCTCTTGCACTTTCAAGATCTTCAGGTTCAATATCGTCTGGTGCATCAGCACCATCATCAACATCTGCCATAGTAGCAGTATCAACATCTTCTTTCTTATGAAGTAAGTAATCTGTAAGTTCACCAAATATATCTTGTTCTTCTCTCACTGTACACTTATATTCTTTTTCTTTAAATACAAATGTTTTCTTGCCATCTAGGAATGCTTGTTTAGCAGCAAGAATAAATGCTCTCTTCTCGTATATAGTAATATTTGCTTCTCTTAACGCATTATTCTCTGTTGCAAGTTTAGCTGCAATAGCCATTTGTCTACGTTTATCTTGTGATTTTCCTTTGAATTGTGGGGCGTCTGACTTTTGGAAGTCTTTTATCCAATCACCCATATCATCTGTTTTATCCAGCGGCATCTGATACTCCAAGTTTTTTCAGTTCTTTTGCAATTAGTCTATCAATTTTTTTCATTTCTTGATTATTACCGTCCATAGCTACTTTGCCTTTATCGCCGATAATTCTTGCTCTTTGCATTAATAAATCTGAATACTTAGAATATCTACCTTCAATCATATCTTCTTCTGGTAGTTCTTTAGGTGCGCCTTTGTCACCTTTCTTTTTCATTTTTTCACCGCTGCCAGCTTTAATTCTTTTTCTTTTAGCGTGTATATTTGCCCATAGACCTGGGTTTTTCTCTTGTAATTCGTCTGCTATATCTTGTGGAAATTCTACATCTTCTGCATAGAATTTTAAAGCAGCCATAACTGATGGATTCTTAGATAAACCTCTTTCTAATTTTTCAATTTGCTTTGTTGCTCCAGTATAATCACCTTCTGCTTCAACAGCAATTTCCATAGCCATCAATAAATTTTGTTTGTGTTTTTCAACATCTCTTTCGTTTCTGAATTTAATCTTAGCTTCAGCGAAATGATTTACCTCTCCAGTAAATACTGATTTGACGGATTCTTTTTTACCAAACTTAGCGTTATAAGCTTTAGTGTGTTTTGATAGTTTTGTCTTTTTCATTTCTCCATCCTTATCTTTATCGCCAGGAGCGGGTTTATAAGCGTTAGGATCATCATCATCCATTTTAGCTTGTTTATCGAATTGAGCTTTACGATCATCTTTTTTATCGTTAGCAACACCTTTCATGTAATCGCTATCGGCTTCTTTGACATCTTCTTTCTTAACTTTTGCAGCTAAGTCTTTATCAGCTTTACCCCATGTACCAGAACCTTTAGTAATAAAACTATTTACTCTAGCAAATGCCCATTGTTGTGAAGTGGTACCAGGACGGTGACCAGTTTTCCAAGCTGCCATACCTCTGTCATATACTTGTTTCAGTATAGTATATGATATTCCGCTTTCTTTGCTTTTTTTCTCTAAACCTGCAATTTTTTCGTTGATTTGCTGGGCTTTATAGAAGTCGTCGTTGGATGTAAAAATACTCATGTATTATTTATTTTTTCGAGTCCTTGATTTTACTAAAATTGCCATCTTTATAGAATTCAATAAATCGTTTGAATCTATCTGCATTGTGTGCTTTATGAGAGATTACAAAGATATTTGTATCCTCGTGGTTAGATATAATATCCCATAACATCTCTGTGGCATCTGCATCTAGTGATGAATCACCAACTTCATCCATCATTAATAGATTAGTGTTAACAGAGTTCTTTATTTTAGCTATTTCTCTCCATGTAAACATCAATGCAAGATCAATTCTCATCTTTTCACCTTCTGAAAATGATGCATAGGAGAAGTTATCTCTATATCTTGACTTAATTATCTCATTAAACTCTTCATCAAGATTAAATGAAAATGCTGCACCCATCTTTTCAAGCTGTATATTTACAAACTTGTTCATGACTGGTACATATTGCTTAATGATCTTAGCTTTAATACCTTGATCTCTTAACAATAGTTTACATACATCATAGAAATGGTTTGTTTCACTCATCTCCATCAGTTCTTTTGATATAATTGTTTCTTCTTGAAGTTGTGTTGTGAGTAGCCCTTGAGCATCTGGTAACGATGAATCATCTGTTTCCAGTTTGAGATTATCATTGAGAGTACTGAGATAAGTGCTCAGACTACTCACTTCACTTCTAACTGACGATTGCTCTTGCAATAAGTCTGTTAATTCTTTGGCTTTGGTTTTAGCAATTTCTAAATCTTTGCTGAGTTTATTAAGTGCTTTTTCATAGGCAGGGATGAGATCCTCATTTTTCTTTTTTTCTTTTTCAAGGCTGATAATTTTTTTGTCCTTGAACGACTCTGTGATTTCTTGTCCGCAAACTTCGCACTCAGTTTCTGTATTATAGAAAGCGATCCGCTTCGATTTTTCATTGATCCTCCTTTTTAGTTCATTACCATGAGTTTCACATTTATGTACTGATTCAATAGCTACATCAACGTTAGGTGAATTATGTTTATCTATCTTCTTCTGTAGCTTTTCAATCAGTGACTCATGTATCTTCTTTTCACCTTCAACTCTTTGAATTTCATCTTTAATTTTTGTTGCTGATTGTTCTGATTTTTTCTGTAATGTTGATATAAGACTTTTCTGACCATTAATCTTGGTCGACTGAACTTCTTTCTGATATTCTTTATCTTTAATATCAATACCTAAATCGCTTATCTTAGTCTTAAGTATATCATTCATTCTTGTAAATATAGTAATATCAAGAATTTCTTCAATTAATTGTCTTCTTTCATTTGTGTTTAGATCCATAAATGATTGGTATCTTGCAGAACCA